TCCTTTTGGATTTATTTCTGATGGATTTAATGACGAAACCACCTTTGTAGATAATTCTGGTGACAGATGGTATGCTGACGAATATGGTGACAGATCATACATGTGGGATTACATGTAATGGATTTTGATGATCAAGTAGAACTAGAACATCTACTATTTCTCGAACGTAAATGTAGAGTATGTGGAAAGATTAAAAGTTTACTTGATGATTTTTATCTTACAAGAAAAGATAGAGGTACACTTCCATCAGCATATTCATACGAATGTAAAGAGTGCACAATAAATCGTGTAAAAAGAGGTAGAAAAAGCAATTTGACTTGGGAATACCCCGATTGGTGAACATTCACGCATCGTTTCCCCGTTGAAAATACCCCTTTTCATAAATATTTTTAGATAAATTTGGCTGCGAGGGAAAAACAAGATGCCACTAAATTTAGCATCTCCCGGTATTGTAGTAAGGGAAGTGGATCTAACGGTAGGTAGGGTTGATCCTACTTCTTCCGGTGTCGGTGCAATTGTTGCACCTTTCGCACAAGGTCCTGTAGACGTTCCTACAATAGTCGGAAGCGAAAAGGATCTTTTAGATACTTTCGGACAACCATATAACACAGATAAGCACTATGAGCACTGGCTCACTGCTTCTTCATACTTAGCATATGGTGGATCACTACAGGTCGTTAGAGCAGATGATACAGGTCTCAAAAATGCATTTGTTGGAGCTGCATCTTCAATAAAAATCAAAAGTTTAGATCATTATGAAGAACTTGGATATGATGAAAATGCAATTACTGATGTAGTTGTTGCGGCAAGAAATCCTGGTTCTTGGGGTAATGGTTTAAGAGTTGGTATTATTGATAGCAGAGCAGATCAAATTCTTACCTTAGGTGCAGCAAATAATATTGCTGTTGGTATGGGAGTTACTCAGGCAATTCCTGCTAACACAGTTGTTGCTGGATCTGGAACAACATCAGTTCTGACCGGACACCTAAAAGGTATTGTCACAGAAGTTGATGGGACTGATATTTCAGTAAAAGTTCTTGAGCATGTTTCAGGATCAACAGTAACAGAAGTTGACTATCAACCTTCTGGAGCATATGCATTCTCTACAAGTGTAAATGTAGCAATTCACACTGCAGGTCAATCAACATCATATGCATCTACTTCAGTCAGTGCAGAAAAAGATTGGTTTGATCAACAGACCTTAACAACGACTTCTTCTACTACTGTTAAGTGGAACACGTTATCAGATCGTCCAGGAACTTCTTCATATGCTGCGGCAAGGGGATCTAGATTTGATGAAGTTCATGTTGTCGTGATTGATGGAGATGGAGGTGTTACTGGAAACAGTGGAACGATTCTTGAGAAGAGTCTCAGTCTTTCAAAAGCAAAAGACGCAGAATTCTCCTTAGGTTCACCACAATATTGGAGAAAGTTCATTTCAAATGGATCTCAGTATATCTTTGGTGGTTCCGAACCTGCAGGTATTGTAACTACTGGATTTAAGAGTGGAACTTTTGATCTTGAGACAGATGTTGGTTGGGATCAAAATGCAGAGGGAATCACCTTTGCGGCAAGTGGAAATTCTAACAATGTACTTACAGGTGGAAAAAATTATGGTGGAAAACTAGGAATCACTTCTACTGGAGCATTGAGTTCTGGTTTAGATGGACTGGTATCTGGGTACAATTTATTTGAAAATACTGAACAGTATGATGTAGATTTCATTCTTATGGGATCTGCAGGATATGCTAAAGAAGATGCACAAGCACTTGCTAATAAGTGTATTGCTGTTGCTGAAGCAAGAAAAGATGCAGTAGCATTCATCTCACCATATAGAGGTGCAGCATTAACTGATACTACTGTCGATACAGCAGTGACCGTTAATTCAGCAGAAACTATTACAGAAAATGTAATTAGTTTCTTTTCTCCTGTCACTTCATCGACTTATGCAGTCTTTGATAGTGGTTATAAGTATATGTTTGATAGGTTTGCAAATACCTTCAGATATGTTCCTTTGAATGGAGACATTGCTGGACTTTGTGCAAGAAATGATGCGAATAATTTCCCATGGTTCTCACCAGCAGGAACTAATAGAGGGGCAATCCTGAACGCAGTCAAACTTGCATATAACCCAAGCAAGACACAGAGAGACAAACTTTATTCGAATAGAGTCAACCCAGTAATCTTCTCACCTGGTTCTGGTATTATTCTCTTCGGAGACAAAACTGGATTTGGTAAGTCATCGGCATTTGATCGTATCAATGTTCGCAGATTGTTCCTCTTCCTCGAAGATGCAATTTCTGCTGCTGCTAAAGATCAACTCTTTGAATTCAATGATGAAATTACAAGAACCAACTTTGTAAATATTGTTGAACCATTCCTTCGTGATGTCCAGGCAAAGAGAGGAATCTTCGACTTCGTTGTTATTTGCGACGAAACGAATAACACTGCTGCTATTATAGATAATAATGAGTTCGTAGCAGACATCTTTATTAAACCCGCAAGATCAATCAACTTCATCGGTCTTACGTTTGTTGCCACCAGAACTGGTGTTTCATTTGATGAAGTAATCGGTAACGTTTAATTTAGAGGTATAAGAAACAATGGCAAATCGTCAACAGGTAAATACTTTACCACTAAGAACTATCACCGACTTCAAAAGTAAGTTAAAGGGTGGTGGTGCAAGACCTAATCTATTTGAGGTGGAACTTACGTTCCCCTCAATCGTTGGAGTTCAGGATGAAAATGAAGTTCTTGATAATGCAAGATTTTTAGTAAAGGCAGCAAACTTACCTGCTTCTACAATTGCACCTATTGATATTCCTTTCAGAGGAAGAATCCTGAAGATTGCGGGTGACAGAACATTCGAAACCTGGACAATCACAGTTCTCAATGATACTTCATTCTCTATCAGATCTGCATTTGAAAAGTGGATGAATACCATCAACAAACTGGATAATGCTACTGGTGAAACTGATCCAGCACTTTATCAAGTGGATGCAAAAGTTAATCAATTGAATCGTGATGGTGGAACCCTTAGAAGATATATTTTCAAGGATGTTTTCCCAACTAATATTTCTGCAATTGATTTAAGTTATGAAACCACTGATACTATTCAGGAGTTTACTGTTGAGATGCAGGTTCATTTCTATGAAGCAATTAAAGGTAATGCTCCAGAATCTGGTGGTGAAAGCATCAGCTAAATAGTAAAATAACAGTCTAAGCAAGTTTATAATATGGCAAAACTTTTTGGTTTTTCTATTGAGGATAACGAGAAAAAATCCAAGACTATAGTTTCCCCCGTCCCCGAAAATAACGAGGACGGGGTTGATAACTATATTAGTAGTGGATTTTATGGTTCGTATGTAGATATTGAAGGTCAATATAGAACAGAATTTGACTTAATCAAAAGATATAGAGAAATGTCACTTCATCCCGAAGCGGATGGGGCAATAGAAGATGTTGTAAATGAAGCAATCGTCAGTGATCTTTACGATTCACCGATTGAGATTGAACTTTCTAATCTCAATGCAACTGATAATTTAAAGAAAGCAATCAGAAAAGAATTTAAATATATCAAAGAAATTTTAGATTTTGATAAGAAGTCTCACGAAATTTTTAGAAATTGGTATATTGATGGAAGACTTTATTATCACAAAGTAATTGATCTCAAAAAACCTCAGGAGGGTATTAAGGAACTGAGGTATATCGACCCCATGAAAATGAGGTTTGTAAGACAAGAGAAGAAAAAAGATAAAAATCTTATTGGACCAAATATTCCTGGTCGTGATGAATCTAAAAATGGAATTGCTCCAGAGATTGAGGAGTACTTTGTTTATACTCCTAAACCCACATATCCGACTAATAATTTGGCAGGTGGTGGTGGATCAAAGGGAACTAAGATTGCAAAAGATGCAATTACCTACTGCACTTCAGGTCTTGTAGATAGAAATAAAGGGTCTGTTCTTTCTTATCTTCATAAGGCAATCAAAGCACTCAATCAACTTAGAATGATTGAGGATTCTCTGGTAATTTATAGATTATCAAGAGCACCAGAACGTCGTATTTTTTATATTGATGTTGGCAATCTTCCTAAAGTAAAGGCGGAGCAATATCTTCGTGATGTTATGATGCGTTATCGTAACAAGCAAGTTTATGATGCAAATACTGGAGAGATTCGTGATGACCGCAAATTTATGTCCATGATGGAAGACTTCTGGCTTCCTAGAAGAGAAGGTGGTAGAGGAACAGAAATTTCTACACTTCCTGGTGGACAGAACTTAGGGGAACTTGCCGATATTGAGTATTTTCAAAAGAAATTATATAGAGCACTTGGAGTTCCCGAATCAAGAATTGCCGCCGATGGTGGTTTCAATCTTGGTCGTTCTTCTGAGATTCTGAGAGATGAACTCAAGTTTGCCAAATTTGTTGGTCGTCTGAGAAAGAGATTTGCTCAGATGTTCAATGATATGTTGAAGACTCAATTGATTCTTAAAAATATTGTATCACCCGAAGATTGGGATAAAATTTCCGATCACATCCAATATGATTTCCTGTATGACAATCAGTTTGCAGAACTCAAAGAAACTGAAATGTTGAATGAGAGACTTGGTGTTCTCGCAACAATTGAACCTTATATTGGCAAGTATTATTCAACTCAATGGGTTCGTAGTAAAGTACTCCGTCAAACTGATTCTGAACAGATTGAAATGGATGAACAAATTGAACAAGAAATTAAAGATGGAATTATTCCAGATCCAAGTGCCGTAGATCCTATTACTGGAGAACCACTACCACAAGAAGGTGAGCAAGGAATGATAGGTGATGTTCCGATGGAACCAGAAGTTGATGGTGGAATAACTGATGCAGACGGCAAAGCTGCCGAGATATAAATATAAAATATAGTTATTATAAATTTTCATGGAAGAAATTGTAAATTTAATCGGAGCAGACGAATCTGCATCCGATATTAGTGACAAAATTAAGGATGTTTTGTATGCAAAAGCAGCAGAACGTATTGATGGTATTCGTCCAACAGTTGGCGCATCCATGTTTGATGACCAGCAAGATAATTCCGAAGGGGAAGAATAATGGCAAGAACTTTATTGGTTGGTATTGGAACAGAAGTTCAATTAAATACAGCAACCTCTTTAGATAATGCAACGGTGGTTAGAGTTTTTAATGGAACTGCTGGAGATGCTACTGTCAGTATTGCAAAAAGTACCACAACTGGTTATGCAAGCACTGCAACAGTGACACTTCCAACTGATCGAATTGAGTTCTTTGAAAAAGGTGCTCAAGATTTAATTTCTGCATCTGCTGCAGGAGTTGTAGGATTTAAAGTAGGATTTACAGGTTAATACAAATGAAACTCATCACCGAAGAAATTTCAAACGTAAAAATCATTACCGAAGGTAAAGGTTCTGGAAAGAAACTTTATATTGAGGGTGTATTTCTCCAAGGCAATTTAAAAAATCGCAATGGAAGAATGTATCCTATGGAAACTCTTTCCAAGGAAGTTGGTAGATATAATGAAACCTTTGTTCAAAAGGGTCGTGCTCTCGGAGAACTCGGCCATCCTGATGGACCTACCGTAAATCTTGACAGAGTTTCTCATAAGATTACTTCTCTCACTAAAGAGGGAAATAATTTTAGAGGTAAAGCACAAATCCTCAATACACCTATGGGTAAGATTGCATCTTCACTTCTTGATGAGGGTGTAATGCTTGGAGTTTCTTCTCGTGGTATTGGTTCTCTAAAAGAAGACCGTGCTGGAATCAAAGTTGTTGGTGAAGATTTCATGTTAGCAACTGCTGCTGATATCGTTGCCGATCCTTCTGCCCCCGATGCTTTTGTATCAGGAATTATGGAAGGAAAAGAGTGGGTTTGGGAAGGAGGAATTCTTCGTGAACAACTCGCAGAAAAGACACAGAGAAGAATTAATACTCTGGTTGACCAAAAAACCCTTGAAGAGCACAAACTGAGCTTATTCAATAATTTCTTATCAAATCTTTAATTTATAAATAAATATAGATTAATACAAACATATCTAATCAAATGTCCGTTGGTAGCAATTTACAAGAAATGGAAAACGTAGTAACCAAAGGCGCTGCTGCAGCTGAACCAATGCAAAAACTGTCCCTTTCAACTCCCGGACAGGCTTCTGTAGAGGATCTCGGTGGCCCAACCCCAGAAAATTACAAAACAGACGACGACTCTGCAAAGTTAGCAGAACCTAAGATCGCAACTGTCAAAGACATTGTGAACAGAGGTGCTAAACCTGCCGAACCCATGCCTAAAAAAGGTATGAAGGAAGAGGAAGAAGTCGAAGGTGAAGTAGTCGAAGAGGAAGAAACCACTGCATCTGCCGAAGATGTAGTTTCCGAAGAGGAAACTGCTGAAGACGCAGAAGTTGTTTCAGAAGAAGAGGAAGCACCCGAAGCAGAATACAACGTCGAAGAAGATGTTGAAGCACTGCTTGCTGGTGAAGAACTTTCTGAAGATTTCCAAGAGAAAGCACGCACCATTTTTGAAACTGCTATCAAGGCAAAAGTTGCTACAGTTCAAGAAGAACTGAAAGCACAATATGAAGCAACTTTAGAAGAAGAAGTTTCCGTTATCAAGGAAGAACTTACTACTAGAGTTGATGCATATCTTGAGTATGTTGCCGAAGAGTGGATGACCGAAAATCAACTCGCAATCGAGCAAGGACTCAAGGCAGAAATGACCGAATCGTTCCTCACTGGAATGAAGAGTCTTTTTGAAGAACATTATGTACAAATCCCTGAAGAAAAATATGATGTAACCGCCGCAATGGTGGAAAAACTAGATGAGATGGAAGATAAACTCAACGAGCAAATTAATAAGAATATTGCTCTCAATCAAAGATTAGCTGAGTCGGTTGCTGATGTAATCTTCTCCGATGTCTGTGAAGGTCTCGCACTTTCCCAGAAGGATAAACTCGCTTCTCTTGCCGAAAATGTTGAGTTTGATAGTGAAGATACATATCGTGAGAAACTGGTTACCCTGAGAAATTCCTATTTCCCAGATAATGCCGGTGCTCAAAGAGACGAGTCAGAGAATATTTCCGAAAGTTCGGAGGTATCTACACAACAACCAGTTACTGGTTTAATGGAATCGTATCTTGATGCTCTGACAAGAGTTTCGCAAAAGTGATTTTTAAATTATAAATCAAACTAAAATTTTTAACAAGGTAAATTCAAATGCAAGGTTTCAATGCTGAACACCTTCAGGAGAAGTGGGCACCTATCCTCAACCATGAGGGTCTCGGAGGCATCCAAGATGCACATAAGAGAATGGTTACCGCAGTTCTTCTGGAGAACCAAGAAAAAACTTTAAGAGAGGAAGCAGAATTCCTCGGAGAAGCAGGTCCTACCAACTCCGCAGGTACAGGCGGTTTCAGTGGTAGTGCTGGTAACACTGTTGCTGGTTTCGACCCCGTTCTGATCTCTCTGATCAGACGTGCAATGCCTAACCTGGTCGCATATGACCTCGCAGGCGTTCAACCAATGAACGGTCCTACTGGACTCATCTTTGCAATGCGTTCCCGTTACGCTACTCAGAGTGGAACAGAAGCACTGTTCGACGAGGCAGATACCGCATTCGCAAACAGTGGTATTTCTACTTCAGGACTTTATGTTCCTGGTAGTGACAACTCCAACGTTGGTTTAGGAACAGGCACCGGCAATGCTGGTAGCAGCGATCCTTCCGCACTCAACCCAAGCACTAATGTAACCCAAAGTGCATATGGTGTTGGTCAGGGTATGGACACCGGAATGTCCGAAGGACTCGGTGCCGATGGTGACAACAACTTCAACGAGATGGCATTCTCGATTGAGAAAGTCACCGTTACTGCTAAGTCAAGAGCACTGAAGGCAGAGTACTCCTTAGAACTCGCACAAGACCTTAAGGCAATCCACGGTCTGAATGCTGAAGCTGAACTCGCAAATATTCTCTCTACAGAGATTCTTGCTGAGATCAACAGAGAAGTCATCAGAACCATCTACAAGACTGCTGAAACTGGTGCAACCAAGAATGTTGCTAACCAAGGAATCTTCGACCTCGACGTTGACAGCAACGGTCGTTGGTCTGTTGAGAAGTTCAAGGGTCTTATCTTCCAAATCGAGAGAGATGCGAACGCAATCGCACAAAGAACTCGTAGAGGGAAGGGCAACATGATTCTGTGTTCCGCAGATGTTGCTTCCGCACTGACCATGGCAGGAGTCCTCGACTACACCCCTGCACTCAACGCAAACTTGAACGTTGATGACACCGGTAACACCTTCGCAGGTGTACTTGCTGGTAAGTACAGAGTCTACATTGACCCATATTCCTCTAACGCAACTGCTGATCAGTACTATGTTGCTGGTTATAAGGGTTCTTCACCTTATGACGCAGGTCTGTTCTATTGCCCATACGTTCCACTTCAGATGGTTCGTGCAGTTGGAGAGAACACCTTCCAGCCCAAGATTGGCTTTAAGACTCGTTACGGTATGGTTGCAAACCCATTTGCCGATGGCAATGCTTCCGGCACAGTCACCAACCCTGGTGCTATCAAGGTCAACGCAAACCGTTACTACAGAAGAGTCACCGTCAGAAACCTCATGTGATCCACGGTTCACATATTTCTTACAGGGATCCGAAAGGGTCCCTTTTTTTATCTAAATACAAATAAAAACAATGACTGCATTTCCGGAGCAGATAGGTAATAGGAATTTTTTATCACCGGTTGGTTTTAAGTTCACATTATCAAAAAATCCAAAAATTGCTTTCTTTTGCAATACGGCAAGAATACCTGAAATTAATCTAGGCACAGCAATACAACCATCATATCTCAAGGATGTGGATGTTCCTGGAGATAAGTTAACTTATGGTGATTTTTCTTTGACATTTTTGGTTGATGAGAATATGCAAAATTATATGGCAGTGCATAACTGGATGACTGGACTTGGATTTCCAGAAACAACACAGCAATTTAAAGATTTAACAACTGATGAAGATAGTGTAAGAGAGTTGAATAGACAATTCAGTGATGGAAGTCTTCATATTCTAAACAGCAATTTCAGAGACGTTGCTATTGTAAAATTTAAAGACTTATTTCCAATCTCACTAACTTCTTTGGATTTTGAAGCATCTGATACAGATATAAACTACTTTACAGCAGAGGTTACTTTCAAGTATACTGTGTATAATGTCTTAGCTGCTGACAACAGAACACCCTTATGAATCTTGAAAAAATTCAGGAGATGTGGGAAAAAGATTCCCAGATCGATCCTGACAACCTACATGATGAGTCACTAAAGATACCACAACTTCACTCAAAATACTATACACTTTATAATACGATTACCCTTTTACGTGAAAAATCAAGGGAGTCATACAATCGTGTTAGATTGGAAAGACACAATTATTACACAGGAAAGGCACCGGCAGAAGTATATGTCGAAGACCCTTTTCCATATAAAGTAAGAGATAAAGAAGCACTCCAAAGATACATGGAGGCAGACGAAAAGTTAAATAGTATTGACCTTAAGATTCGTTACTATGATGTAATGCTTAAGTTTTTAGAAGAAATTATCAAGACAGTTGCTAATAGAACGTTTCAAATTAAGAATGCAATAGAGTGGCATAAATTTCAAGCAGGATTTAATTAACCTATGGAAGACGATCAGTATTATAGTATAGAATTAAATATCAGAGGTATAAGACTCATTCACACGGGTCTTAAACAGGCAGTAGAAAAGTGGGCAGGAGGTGAACCTGAGGAGCAGGAAGACCTCATTTCAATGAGAGATAATTTTTATAGAATGGTTCTTGAGCACCAATTTCAAAGTCTAGACATGGACTAAATATCCATAGGTGAAACTTATGGTTAATGTCTCATTTGATTATATCAAAGAAAAACGAGGTATACCTTCAGGTAGAAGCAGAGCCGCACGTCTACTATGAGTTAGCAGACCAATTTACCTTTGAAGTTCCTGGTGCAAAGTTTATGCCTCAGTATCGCAACAGATACTGGGACGGAAAGATTCGTTTATTCAATACCCAAAACGGAGAGATATATGTTGGGTTATTGGATAAGGTTACAAAATTCTGTGATGATCACGGATACACCTATGAGTTTGTAAACAGTAAGTATTATGGTCTCCCATTTGAGACTAATGATATGATCTCTAAAGAGGGTGTCAAAGACTATATGAATGCTATTTGTAAGTATTCCCCGAGAGATTACCAAGTTGAGGGAGTATACGACGCCCTACGACATAATAGAAAGTTGTTGATATCCCCAACTGCTTCTGGAAAGTCTCTGATGATATATTCTCTTGTGAGATATTACGTTGAGAAGCAACAAAATATTCTGATAGTCGTTCCGACGACTTCGCTAGTAGAACAGATGTATAAAGACTTTGCAGACTATGGTTGGGATGTAGGTTCATTTTGTCACAAGATATACGCTGGTAGAGAAAGGGAAACTGATTCCCAAGTTATCATCACTACCTGGCAGTCCATCTACAAACTCCCCCGAAAATATTTTGAACGATTTAACGTAGTTGTTGGGGATGAGGCACACCAGTTCAAAAGTAAGTCATTAATATCTATAATGTCAAAACTTGCAGACTGTAAGTATCGTTTTGGATTCACAGGAACACTTGATGGAACACAGACACACAAGTGGGTTCTAGAAGGGTTGTTTGGTCCTTCTTACAAGATCATCAGGACAGAGGAACTGATGGCAAAAGGTCATGTTGCCAAACTGGATATCAATGTTCTTCTACTGAAGCACCCAGCACATAAATTTGAAAACTTTGAAGAAGAAGTTCAGTATATCATCAATCATGATCGCAGAAACAAATTCATCAGAAATCTTGCTCTAGACCTTAAAGGCAATACACTCATACTATTTTCAAGGGTAGAAGGTCACGGTCAACCATTATATGAACTAATAAATAATAATAGTGTAGAAACTCGTCACGTATTCTTTGTTCATGGTGGTGTAGCCACACAGGATAGAGAAAAAGTAAGAGAGATCACAGAGCAAGAAAACAACGCAATTATTGTTGCTTCATACGGAACATTCAGCACAGGAATTAACATTAAGAATCTCCACAATGTTATTTTTGCTTCTCCATCCAAATCTAGAATTCGGAATCTCCAGTCTATTGGACGTGTGCTTAGGAAAGGCAACAATAAGACAAAGGCAACTCTCTATGACATTGCTGACGACATTTCCTACAAATCCCGGAGAAACTACACACTTAATCATTTAATTGAAAGAATCAAAGTTTATAACGAAGAAAATTTTAATTATGATATTGTAAACATACCGTTAAAGAATTAATATGGAAGACGAATTTTACTCAATTATAAAACTTACATCTGGTGAAGAAATATTATCTCTGGTTTCTGTTGATGAAAATGATGGAGATCCAGTAATTTTATTACAAAATCCTATTACCATGAAAGTGCTTCATAGTCCTCATGGTATGCATCTTAAAGTTAAATCTTGGATAGAAATGTCATCGGATGATATCTTTATTATCAGACCTGAAAGGATTATTACGATGACTGAAACTAAAGATCAAAAATTAATTGATATTTACAATAGTTACATCGAAGATGAAGAAGATATGGATATCTACACACCTAGAAGGAACTCTACCGATGAACCTTCAGGTGAAACTAAACCTTGTAGAAAGATGGGATACTTATCTTCAGTAGAAGAAGCAAGAAAAACTCTAGAGAATATCTTTAAACTTACAGATACTAAAGAAAGCTAAGCCCTTCTCTTCAACCTTCACAAAGGCACTCTACTCAACATTCCTTATATTGTCAAGCTTCAAAAGTGTGGTATAATAAACATAACTTATAATATAAAGAGTAATGACTCATGCCAAAGAAGAAATCAGAACATTATGTAAATAATAAAGAATTGTTGGAAGCAATGATTGTCTATCGTACTAAGGTAGAAAAATCATACATGAAGGCTTTCAATAAAGACCTCACTGAATTTCCAAAGCAGGAAAGAGGTAAGAGATGGGAAGGTAAACCACCCATTCCAAACTATCTTGGAGAGTGCTTTCTCAAAATTGCCACCCACCTCTCATACAAACCAAACTTTGTTAATTACATGTTCCGAGAGGACATGATTTCTGATGGTATTGAAAATTGCGTACAATACATTCATAACTTTGATCCAGAGAGGTCTAAGAACCCTTTTGCATACTTTACTCAAATTATCCACTATGCCTTCCTGAGACGCATTCAAAAGGAGAAGAAGCAACTGGAAATCAAGACCAAGATTATTGAGAAGACCGGATTCGATGAAGTAATGATGGTTGACGATAGCTTGCTTTCTGGGCATAGTTCGGAGTATAATAGCATCAAAGATGCGATCCAATACAAGAATAGATGAAGATTGCGATTATTACAGATACCCACTATGGTGCCCGTAAGGGTTCCAAGTATCTCCATGACTATTTTGAGAAGTTCTATGACGATGTATTCTTTCCTACCCTAGAGGCAGAAGGAATTGATACTGTCATTCACATGGGTGATGTTTTTGATAGTAGAAAATCTATTGACTATCAGAGTCTGGAGTGGGCAAAGAGAGTTGTATTTGAGAGACTCAAGAAGTATAAGGTTCATGCAATCATTGGCAATCATGATTGTTACTACAAGAATACTAATGATGTAAACTCACCAGCACTCTTACTTCAGACTTACAAGAACATCAAAACCTATAGTGAAATTTCCGAAATTACTATAGATAAACTAAAAGTATTGCTTGTCCCCTGGATAAACTCTGAAAACTTTGAGGAAAGTGCCAAAACTATCAAAAGTTCCAAGTGTGTATGTGCAATGGGTCATCTTGAATTGAATGGATTCAGAGCACATCGTGGTCATGTCATGGAGGATGGCATGGATTGCAATCTGTTTGATAAATTCGATAAAGTATTTTCCGGACACTATCATACACGAAGTGATAATGGAAAAATCTTCTATCTAGGTAATCCTTATGAGATGTTCTGGAATGATGTAAATGACACTAGAGGATTTCATATCTTTGATACGGAAACCCTCACCCATACTCCAGTCAACAATCCTTATAAATTATTTTATAATATTTACTATGAAGATACTAATTATAAACTCTTCAATGTAAGTGAATATGAAAATAAAATTGTAAAAGTTATTGTCCGTAAAAAATCAAAACCAAAAGATTTTGAAAAATTTATCGACAAACTTTATTCAATCGGAGTTCAAGATCTCAAAATCATTGAAAATTTTGATATTCAGGAAAATGAAGATTTTGAAATAGGAGACGAAGAAAACACACTATCAATTTTGAATCGATATATCGATGAATCCGAAACTCAATACGACAAGAACATTATCAAAAATATTTTTCAAGACCTTTACAAACAAGCTTGCGAAGTAGAATAAATGTATCTCCTTACTCTTAAAGAAAGCAAAGATGAAGGTGCCTATGCTGTAAAAGATAAGTATGGCGAAAAGGTTTTATTTTTGTTTGAGGAAGAGGATGATGCAGTTCGCTATGCTATGATGTTAGAAGATCAAGAAGATCAAATTATGGATGTTGTTGAAGTTGATGATGAACTTGCCATAAAAACATGTAAAATTCATAGTTACAAATACACTGTGATTACCCCTGATGACATTGTGATTCCCCCTAAACATGATAACCTTCAAGACGATTAAATATAAAAACTTTTTAAGTGCAGGTAATACCTGGACTGAAATTGATTTTCAAAAACACACTACCAATTTGATTATCGGAACAAATGGTGCAGGAAAGTCCACCATGTTGGATGCACTGACGTTTGTGTTGTTTAATAAACCATTTCGAAAAATTAATAAACCTCAACTGGCAAATACAACAAACGAGAGAGATTGTTTGGTAGAGATTGAGTTTTCTGTCAATAGTCGTGACTACTTGGTTCGTCGTGGAATAAAACCAAATGTATTTGATATTGAAGTTAATGGCAATCCTCTTCATAAAGAAGCAGATGATCGTGCTAATCAACGTATTTTGGAAGAAAGTATTCTTAAGGTAAATTATAAATCATTCACTCAAATTGTAATTTTGGGTAGTAGCACCTTTGTGCCTTTTATGCAATTAACTACTGCTAATCGTAGAGAGGTCATTGAAGATCTTTTGGACATTCGTATCTTTTCGGCAATGAATAACTTGATTAAAGAAAGGATTAGAGTTATGAGAGACCAATCAAAATCTTTAGATCTTAAAAAAGAAAATATAAAAGATAAAATTGTGATGCAAGAAAGTTTTATCAGTGAACTTGAAGAGAGGGGAAATGTTAATATAAATGCCAACAAGGAAAAAATTATCAGTCTTGATGCAGAAATTGTTTCTTATATGGAAAAAAATTCCTCTCTTGAAAAGAGTATCTTGGGATATGGTGAAGATCAAAAATCTGTTACTGGTGCAGGAGACAAATTAGTAAAACTCAACAATCTTCGTGGAAAAATATCTCAAAAGGTAGGCACAATTACCAAAGAACATAAGTTTTTTACAGAAAATACGGTCTGCCCTACCTGTCAGCAGGATATAGAAGAAGAGTTTCGTGTAAATAGAATTAGTGACGCTCAAAATAAAGCAAAGGAACTCAAGAAGGGTTATGAAGACCTGGAAGAGACTATAAAGTTGGAACAAGAACGAGAGCGTCAATTTAATTTACTTTCAAAGGAGATTACTAAACTCAATAATGGCATTTCTCAAAACAATACTCGAATCTCTGGATGTAACAGACAGATCAGAGATTTGGAATCGGAGGTTCAGAGACTTACCGAGCAAGTTGCAAACAGAAATACTGAACATGAAAAGTTAGCAGAGTTTAAAGTAACCCTCCAAGACACAATTGAAAATCTTTCCGACAAACGGATGGAGATGTCTAATTATGATTTTGCATATTCACTTCTTAAAGATGATGGTGTGAAGACGAAGATTATTAAAAAATATCTTCCCTTCATTAATCAACAAGTGAATCGTTATTTGCAGATGATGGATTTTTATATTAACTTTAATTTGGATGGTGAATTTAATGAAACAATAAAATCTCCAATTCATGAAGATTTTTCCTATGCATCTTTTAGTGAAGGTGAAAAAATGAGAATTGACTTGGCACTCCTCTTTACTTGGAGAGAAGTTGCAAGAGTCAAAAATTCTGTTAATACCAATCTCTTAATTATGGATGAAGTATTTGATTCATCTCTTGATGGATTTGGAACTGAAGAGTTTCTTAAAATTATCAGATATGTCATCAAGGGTGCTAATATTTTTGTGATTTCTCACAAATCTGATTTGCATGATAAATTTGACAATGTTATAAAGTTTGATAAGGTAAAAGGTTTTTCACGAATGGTGTCATGAGTAATTGGAGAGAAGAATATAAAAGTTATACTAGTAACAAGAAAGAACTTGATCTTCTAGAAAACGGACCAAAGAGTCTGGCACAGTCATGGCATATGCAAGCCATGTATAATAAGTGGAAGAACATCAAGGGAATCAAGGATCCAGAACCACCAAATTGTCAATCTTCACTAAAGGAGTTTTTCCGTGACAACCCCTAACTGGCAACACCACTCCAAGAAGGAGCAGAAACGAACTCTCAAACCTCAAGCAATGAGAGCAAGGAGAGAGGCACTCAGACAGTTCAAGAAGCGTCACAGGAACCGCCCAGACAAGGCGGTTTCGTCGTATTATGAGTCCATACGAACGGAACATTATGGCAGTTTCACACGAGATCAAATCCCAACTAGCGAAACTTCTAGCAACTGAAGATCTTGTAGTGGAACACAAGAACGTTGAAACTGCCTGCTTCAATGTTCACACCAGAGTGCTGACTCTCCCTATGTGGGATGGTGCCACCAATCAAGTTTACGATATGTTGGTGGCACACGAGGTGGGTCATGCACTCTATACTCCAGATCGTGATTGGATTAAAGAATATAAGATTCCTCCACAGTTTGTGAATGTTGTGGAAGATGTTCGTATTGAGAAACTGATGAAGCGTCGTTATGCTGGCATCTCTAAGACCTTTTATCGTGGATATAATGAACTCTCTGACAATGATTTCTTTGGTGTAGAGTGTGAAGATGTGAGCAAGATGAACCTTGCCGACCGTGTAAATCTTTATTTCAAGATTGGTAATTTTGTTGATATTCCTTTTGGTGAATATGTAGAGATGCCTATCGTTCGTATGATTGAAGGTTGTGAGGATTTTGATGATGTTCTCCTGGCATCAGAAGCACTTTACAAATATTGTAAGGAGCAGATGGATACTGAGACCAAGACTGATATGGATTCATTGGAATCTCAAGGTTCTAGTTCATCTGAAGAACATGGTGATGAATCGATGCAGCAGCAACCTGGTGAAACTGATGATGGAGAAATGCAGGATACGGAAGAAGTTTCTGATCAAGTTGGAGAGCAAGAGGATAAAAATACTACTCAAGCAGGAGAAACAAATCAAGAACCTGAAGTGAATACGATGGACGCACTCAATGATGCCATCAAGGAACTTACATCTAATGGTGGTGTTGAGAATGTGTATATTGAACTTCCCAAGGTAAATCTTGATGATATTATTGTTTCTAATAAGAGAATTCATGAGGAGTGTGATGAGCACTGGGGAGATCCTTTTGATCCCCATATCTTTGATCTCCCTGATTCTGAATTCTTAAAGTTCAAAAAGTCTGCACAAAAAGAGGTGAATTATCTTGTCAAAGAATTTGAATGCAGAAAATCTGCTAGTAGTTATGCTCGTGCTACTGTTAGTCGGACTGGAGTTTTGGACTGCTCTAAACTCCACACCTACACATACAACGAAGACCTATTCAAGAAGGTAACCACACTTGCTGATGGTAAGAATCATGGACTGGTCTTTGTTCTTGACTGGTCTGGTTCAATGGGAAATGTGATGCTTGATACGATGAAGCAACTCTTCAATCTTGTGTGGTTCTGTAAGAAAGTTGGTATTCCTTTTGAGGTTCATGCCTTCACCAATGAGTATCCTCTCATCAATGAGACATCTGGTATTAGAGAACTTTCATATCAAAAGAAAGAAGGGTTGATGCATGTTGGTGAATATTTCTCACTCATGAATATCCTGACACATAATGTCAGTGGTAAGGTTCTGGAACATCAGATGAAGAATATTTTCCGACTTGGATATTACTTCAGTCGTTATGCAATGTATCCTATTCCCATCGGAATGGGACTTTCAGGAACTCCTCTCAATGAAGCAATGATTAGTCTTCATCAAATTATTCCTCAATTCAAGAAGACTAATGGTGTTGAGAAAGTTCAGTGTGTTGTACTGACTGATGGTGAGGGATATTGTCCTAAGTATCATCGTGAGATTCAACGTTCTTGGGAGCACGAACCTTTCATTGGTCTCGCTAGTATTGGATATAACTGCTTCTTGCGTGACCGTAAGACCGGAAATACTTATGCTCTCGATGGAAATTGGGGTGAAATTACAGATATTCTTCTTACAAACTTGAGAGATAAATTTGCAGACACCAACTTCATTGGTATTCGTGTTCTTGAAGGTCGTGATGCAAATTCGTTTATTCGTCGTTATTGTGATTATGGTGAGTATTCAAAATTGGTAAAATTGCAGGATGAATGGAAAAAAAGAAGGTCATTTGCCATCAAAAATTCTGGATATCATTCTTACATTGCACTTTCTGCAACTGCTCTCGGAAATGAATCTGAATTTGAAGTTGAAGAGTCTGCCTCTAAAACTCAAATCAAGAAATCATTCATGAAGAGTCTGAAAAACAAGAAGATGAACAAGAAGATTTTGAATGAGTTTATTGAACTCGTTGCCTGATAAATACTCTCAACTAAACCAATTCTTGAACTGTCCACTAGGCACCTTGTAAGGTGCCTTTTTCTTGTATAATAACTTCAGTTAAACAAAACAACCGATGGGTCTGTCTAAAGAAAGCATCATTGAGTGTCTTCGCGAATCTTATGGTGAGTCTATAAATTCTGCTGAAATCAAGGCATTCTGTCAGATGAATGATTTTAACTATCAGACTGTCACTAACAAATTGACTGATTGCAAAGTTGGTCGTGGTAAGTGGAACCTGACTATTCAAGAAAAACTTGAGCAAAATTATCAGGCACCTCCTGCTATGCCTGTTGTAGAACAAAACCTTATCCCTCTGAAAGATGAAACTTTCGTTAAGTTCGGACCATTTGGTGATCTTAAAAAGATTATACAAAGTAAGTTTTTCTATCCTGCTTTTATTACTGGTCTCTCTGGAAATGGCAAAACATTTTCAGTGGAGCAAGCCTGTGCTCAATTGGGCAGAGAACTTATTCGTGTAAACATTACTATTGAAACCGATGAAGATGATCTTATTGGCGGCTTCCGCCTTGTTGATGGCAACACCGTCTGGCACAATGGCCCAGTCGTCGAAGCACTTGAACGAGGTGCTGTCTTGCTCCTTGATGAGATCGACCTCGCTAGTAACAAAATTCTCTGTCTCCAATCTATCCTTGAAGGAAAGGGAGTTTTCCTTAAGAAGATCGGACGACGAGTTGATCCTGCAAGTGGATTCAACGTCATCGCCACAGCAAACACTAAGGGTAAAGGTTCAGACGATGGACGATTCATTGGAACTAACGTGCTCAATGAAGCCTTCCTCGAACGATTCCCAGTAACTCTTGAGCAAGAATATCCCACTCCCACTAATGAAGTAAAAATTCTTTTGGGTGTTGCTGCCTCTGTCGGTAAGCATGATGAGGATTTCTGTAGGCGTTTGGTTGATTGGGGTGACATCATCCGTAAGACCTTCTATGATGGTGGTATTGATGAGATCATCAGCACTCGTCGTTTGGTTCACATCATCCGTGCTTATGGCATTTTCAATGATAAGGCAAAGGCAATTCAAGTTTGCGTCAATCGTTTCGATGATGAAACCAAGCAAGCATTCATGGAGCTCTATGATAAGGTTGATGCTGATTTCCAAATGCCAATTGACGAAGAGGTTCAATCCTGATATAATAAATTATGACTAACTCTTGGTCCATGCTCTATGATGAAATTTTGAAAATGGATAGACTTGACGACGGTATTGGTTCCATTACCTTACAATCGGAACCATATGCTCAATACAAATATAGTGAGGAGAAAATCCTCAATGAACTGAAAGAATATATTACCAGCACTTATAAACAACACTATTCTGCTGGTAATGACAAAATTCAGACTCTTGATCTGATTGAAGCTTGTGGTGATGGTGAGGCATTCTGCCGATCTAATATTCTAAAGTATGCTTCTCGATACGACAAGAAGGGCACTGCCCGTCGTGATATTATTAAGATTCTGCATTATGCAGTTCTTCTCCTACACTTCAGTGATAAGAGCGCACCTCCGACCGAAACTTACAATCAATGACCACAAAATTACGCGAACGCACCATGAAACTGAGTGATTCAACTCTGTCTATTTTGAGAAATTTTGCAGGAATTAATAATTCTATTCTTGTAAAGCAAGGCAATCGTCTTCGCACTATTTCTGTTGCTAAGAACATCCTAGCAGAAGCAAATCTTACTGAAGAATTTCCTTCTGACTTTGCACTTTATGATCTTAATCAGTTTCTCAATGTAAATAACAGTCTCTTTAGAAATCCTGAATTAGATTTTACTGATAGGGGATACGTTGTTATCAGTGAAGGCAAATCTAAGCAAACCTTTTTCTTTGCCGATCCAAATGTAATTGTCACTCCTCCGGATAAAGACATTACTCTTCCCACTGAAGATGTTTGTTTTGAACTGAGTACAGAGCAACTTGATAAACTTCTTAAGGCAGCTGCCATCAACCAACTTCCAGATTTTTCTGCTATTGGTAGAAATGGTAAGGTGACTTTGGTTGTTCGTGATAAGAAGAATGATACATCTAACAACTTTAATATTGTTGTTGGTGAAACTAACTCTGAATTTACATTCAACTTTAAGGTGGAGAACATTAAGATTCTTCCCGGAACTTATGAAGTTGTTGTGTCACAAAAACTTCTGTCACGATTTACCTCTAAAAACCATGATCTGACTTATTATATTGCTCTAGAACCAGATTCTACATTTGAGTGATATGAACATCTTTGTGACCGATCCTGACCCCATTGTTTGTGCTCGGGTCCTACCTGACAAACACATCGTTAAGATGCCTCTGGAGTGCTGTCAGATGCTTTCTATCGTTGCATCCGATAAGTGGGGTCATGGGTTTGGAACTCTTCCCAAAGCAGATGGCACACCTTATTCTACTAATAAGGGTGCATTTCGAAATCACCCTTGCACCATATGGGCATCAGATTTTGTTCTTAACTGGCGTTGGTTGATTCGTCATGGTCTTGCTTTATGTGAGGAGTATTCACACAGATATCAAAAAATTCATACTTGTTTAAATGCTCTCTCCCATGCGAACAAAATTTTTCCCTACGGAGATCCAGCAGGAAGATCCGGAAAAGAACCCAGACCATTTGCAAGAGCAATGCCAAATGAGTTTAAATTTGACACAAGCATTGACACTTTTACTGCTTACAAAATGTATATTGCATCCAAACCTTGGGTTGCATCTAATTATCTTCGTGACTCATCCAGAAAACCGGATTGGATATAAATGAAGCATATACTTTTTACCCTTAAAGGATGTCCATACGGATTGCTCGACGATGAATCACATATTCGCAATGTGTTGGCAAATGCTGCCCAGTTGTCTGAAAGCACATTACTGAATATTTCATCACATAAATTTGATCCACATGGCGTGACTGCCATAGCACTTCTTGCCGAGTCTCATATTTCTATTCACACTTGGCCTGAAAACAACATGGCAGTTTGTGATATATTCACTTGTGGGGATCATACTAATCCACGAACTGGTGCTACTTACATATATGAAGCAATGGGAGCAACAGATTTAGTTTCCGAAATGTTTAACAGACCTCTACATTAATTATGCGTGATGAATTTCTCTGGGTTGAAAAGTATCGACCCAAAACAATTGAAGAATGTATTTTACCAACAAACATTAAGAAGACTTTCCAAGACTTCCTAGATAAAGGTGAAATACCAAACATGCTTTTAACTGGACCTGCAGGGTGCGGTAAAACGACTGTTGCTAAAGCATTATGCAATCAACTAGGAGTAGACTACTATGTCATCAATGGATCCGATGAGGGACGATTCCTTGATACTGTCAGAAACAATGCGAAAAATTTTGCTTCGACCGTCTCACTTCAAGCAACTGCGAAACACAAAGTCATCATTATTGATGAGGCAGATAACACAACCAACGATGTACAACTCCTCTTACGGGCGTTTACTGAGGAGTTTAGTAACAACTGCAGATTCATCTTCACTTGTAATTTCAAAAACAGAATCATCGAACCCTTACACTCTCGATGCACTTCAGTTGAATTTGGAATTAAAGGAAAAGATAGACAGGCAATCGCCGCATCATTCTTCAAACGCATCCAAGAAATCTTGGTTGCAGAAAGTGTTGAATATGATAACAAGGTCCTGGTAGAACTAATCAATAAGCACTTCCCTGATTGGAGACGTGTATTAAATGAGTGTCAAAGATACTCTGTTAGTGGTAAAATTGACTCTGGCATTCTTGCCACTTTCTCTGATGTTGCGGTAAATGATCTTCTCAAAAATCTTAAGGACAAAAATTTTCCGGAAGTTAGGAAGTGGGTCGTTTCTAATCTGGACAATGATACTACTGTACTTCTGCGTCGTATTTACGATGCTCTTTATAATGCCCTTGAAAACAATAGCATTCCTGCTGCTGTGCTCGTTCTTGCTAAGTATCAGTATCAGTCTGCATTCGTGGCAGACCAGGAGATAAATATGCTTGCCTGTCTTACTGAAATTATGGTGGAGTGTGAGTTCAAATGAAGATTGAGATCGAGTTTTCCAAGGATGTAGATTATCCAAAAGAAAAGTTGGGCACATTCATCTGGAACTACATTGAAGACGATTGCCATATCACTGGATTTGGTGATTCAATCGGAGAGTGTTTTGAAGAGATTATTCGTTACAGGACTATGTAATGAATGAAAATGAACTAGAAGAACTGAGGTATGATGTAGCACATTATCTACTCAGTAAAATGAGTAAGGGTTCTCAGTTTCAATATGCCCTAGATCGCATGATTCAACTCTGTGATCACTATGATGAAGAAGGATTGAAAGAGATTCTTTCCGAATCAAAAACAGATATGAAAAACCATCTTAAAAAGAAAAAGTCTAAGGGTGGGGGATTTTAAATGAGCGACAAAATTGTATGGACACAAAAACCTCTGATTTCTGACAGAGATTGTATTCTTCTTTGTCTGAAGAATGCTCCCTGCGGAACAAGTAGAAAACAAGTTGAACGATTAATTAAGGAGTTTGAAACTAAATGATTGATGTAAAATTGATTAGAATCATCACAGGAGAAGAAGTGGTGGCAGAATTAATTTCTGAAACTGAAACTGAAATCACAGTTAAAAATGGATTAGTAGTTATTCCAACAGCACAAAATGTTGGATTTGCTCCATGGGCAACTGTGATCGATAAAGATAATCCAGAAATTACCCTTGGTAAGCAACATGTAATTTACATCGTTGATGTTGACTCTGGAGTCAAAAAGAAGTATAATGAATTATTTGGTAGTAAATTAATTACTCCAGACGAAAAAAAATTAGTTCTTTAAAATTATGAAACTTCGAGCACAAGTTAAATCTAGATTTTATTATGTTTTCTGGGCAATTGCTACAGTGTCTGTGGTTGCCGGTCAACTTTATGTTGGTACTGGATATCGTGTCCTTGCACAGGAAATGATGACACTAATTGGTAAAGTTGATGGAGTTCTTTTGCATTCATCACCCAATGCTCCCAGACTTTACTGATGGGATTGCATAAAATTGATAAGAATAATCTAATTGAACCAAGAGTAAAAACTACTCCAGAGAATGTTCAAGAGGCAAATGAAGCATTGTTTCATGCTAAAATGACTCTGCCTGCTGCCGCAAAACATTGTGGTATGACTCATAAGGAAATGAAACTGACCTTTTGGGAATTTTTAAAGTATAACAAACCTGATTATGAAATCTCTCAAGACTCCCCTCAGATATCCGGGGGGTAAATCTCGTGCCTGTGTAAAATTAGATCAATACATTCCAGATCTTCGTGATTATAAAGACTATCATGAACCATTTCTGGGTGGTGGTAGTGTTGCTATTCATATTACTAAAAAGTATCCACATCTCAACGTGTGGGTAAATGATCTATATGAACCTCTTTATAATTTTTGGAGAGTTCTACAAGATGATGGATATGAAATGTTCAAAAGACTTCAAGAATTGAAGTCTAGATATCCTGATCGTGAATCTGCAAAGGGTCTATTTTTAGAAGCAAAAGATGTTGTAAATGATTATGATCAATCCAATCTATTTCGTGCTTGTAGTTTTTTCGTTGTTAACAAGTGCTCTTTTTCTGGTCTCACTGAGTCCTCATCCTTTAGCGCCCAAGCATCTGAATCAAACTTCTCAATGCGAGGAATTGAGAAACTAACAGGTTACTCTGAGATTATTAAGAACTGGAAAATTACAAACCTCAGTTATGAACAACTCCTTACTGATAACAAAGAGTCCTTTACCTACCTTGATCCCCCCTATGACATCAAGGATAACCTTTATGGAAGGAAGGGGGGTATGCATAACAGATTCAACCACGATGATTTTGCTGCCGATTGTGATAGGTTTATTGGTCCTCAACTCGTATCTTACAATTCGTCTCAACTGGTCAAGGATCGTTTCCAAGGATGGGAAGTAGGAGAATTTGATCTTACCTATACAATGAGATCTGTTGGTGAATATATGCGAGAACAAAAAGAAAGAAAAGAACTTGTTCTCATGAATTATGATAAGAAACCAAAAGTTCAAATTTCATTTGATGGATGTTATAATTTTTCTAAGTTGAAGAAAGAGGGACTCGTATGAGTAAATCAATGAGAGAAAAATTAGATAATCTTCGTCAAAGAAAAAACAAAGAATATCAAAACATAATTTATTATTCATATAAAATGAGCGAACATGATCATATTAATGATCATGAATTGAAACGTTTGAAGCACAGTATTGAATCTTTGAAAAAGTTTAATACTGAAATATGTGTTTATTTGTTTTGTGATAATACTGATTTCATTCCATATGATTTTTGCTCGAAATATGATGTAAATCTGAGACCCTTCATGGATGGATTTGATCACAACATGTTAAGTGCATGGTCAATTCATAGATGGTATAATCTCAAATATTTTAAAGATAGATCTTGCAATATTCTTTATCTTGACTCTGATACTATTTTTTATGATAATCCTCAGTATTTGTTTGACACCTATTGTCATCATGATGTATATGGTAGAGAAGAGTTTGGATTTAGGCATGACCCTAACACAGGTGGTGGGAAAGGCATCAGAGAGTCTTTAGATAAAGTAGATGCTGCCATTTATGATCTTGGTGGCAAATGTGAGGTTCATAAGTATTGTCTTGGTGTGATACTGATGAATAATAATTTTCACAATGAGATTATTAATCGTCTTGATGAACTTACTGAATTGATGCAATTGTTTAAATTTAGTGAGGTTCTGATGCCAATTCCCAATCCACGAATTATAGATCAGTATGCTGTATGGATTATCTTTAGTCGTCTTGAATTGAATGGTGGAATGTTTGCCAGTCAAGATGTAACCATGGGATTTAAAGAGAGGAAGCATGAAGAATTTTTTAATCCCGTTGTCCTTCACTACACAACAAAAGGTGAACAAGGACTTGCTGAGTCTGATGAGAAATATGCTAACCTTATCAGAGACACCGATGAGTTAGGTGCAGAAATAGACCCTTATAGTATGATTTTATCATGATTGAATTGAAGGATTGGTTGAATAGCATTAACCAGACAAAGAAAAACCTTATTGATGAAGATCCTTTGCTTGAAAAGGATTATCCTCCATATATTATTAACCGTTGTTTCTCCGGGCATCTTGATGCAATTATGTTTGCGAATGAGATGAACATGTATAATTCGATTGACAAAAAGTTGCAATATGATTTTTATCTAAATAGTCTGAGGAAAAAGAAGAGATTTTCTCCCTGGCTCCGTAAAGATAAAATCAAAGATCTTGATTATGTCAAACGTTATTATGGATATAGTAATGAAAAGGCACAACATGCTTTGAAAATCCTAACAACAGAACAACTTAATTTTATTAAATCGAAATTTGAAACTGGAGGAACAAAATGAGCGTGGTTCAAGAGCCCATAGTGAAATGGTCACCTGATCAGATGGTTGAAGTAACTCTCAGCGAACCTGATGATTTTCTTAAGGTGAGAGAAACACTGACAAGAATTGGTGTTGCATCAAGAAAAGAAAAAAAGATTTATCAATCGTGTCATATTCTTCATAAGCAAGGTCGTTATTATCTTGTGCATTTTAAAGAACTTTTTGCGCTAGATGGTAAACATGCCAACATCACGATCAACGATGTTCAAAGACGTAATCGTATTGCTCAACTACTTGCTGATTGGGGCCTTATTAGCATCGTTAGTGCTGATAAAATACAAGATATTGCTCCACTAAATCAGATTAAAGTTTTATCTTACAAAGATAAAGGAGATTGGGTGTTAGAAACCAAGTATAATATTGGGTCCAAGAAGAAAAGAACAGAGGAAACCGAATAAAAACATGCGGGGTTTACTACCCCGTTTTTTTGTGTTTCCTATATAATTAGTAGTGTAGGAGGAAGGGTTCCTAGAACCCCTTCTACGCCAACGATTGCCTTCGGGGATCACACAATCTAATCTCGCTTTAAAAGGAGAAGTACAATGGGAAACCTCACAAGATACGGTGCTGCGGATCTGCCTGCGTTAATGGAACGCATAAATAAGAATAGCATTGGTATGGATGAATACCTTAGTAGGGTGTTTGACCTTCACGAAACAACTACTAATTATCCACCATACAATCTAGTCACGGTTAGTAACGTAGAATCAAGACTAGAACTAGCATTGGCAGGATTCAAACCAGCAGAAGTAAATGTCTACACACAAGACGGAAAACTCTTTGTCGAAGGACAAAAAGAAGATACAGAAACAGAAACGGAATATGTCCACCGAGGAGTGGCTCAAAGATCTTTCACCAGATCTTGGACCCTCAGTGATGAGACGGAAGTTAGATCAGTTAGCTTTGAGGATGGGTTGCTAAGTATTGTTCTAGGAAGAATTGTACCTGAGCATCATCAAAGGAAAGAGTGGTTCTAAATACAATTGAATATCGTCGCCGTATGGACGGAGGGGAAACTGGCAAAATCCAGTTGACGCCCCTCCTTTTTATTGGTATAATGGTTTTAAGAAAACATCAATTATGAGCAAGAAAAAGAAAAAGGATGATGAGTGGACGTATGAAAAAACTGCCGAAACTGAAGAGGCAATTAAACGTCTGCACGAAACAATTCGTATGCGTAAACTAAAAGAGCATGACGACAAAATGGGTTATGACACAGGAGGAAAATGAGTATTAAACTTGTAATGTTGAAATCTGGTGAATCTCTAATCACCGATGCAAAAGAACTTATTGTTGAAGATAAGGTGTGTGGATATCTTTTTTGTAAACCACACAGGATAGAATATCGAAAACCAATTCTTCTTTCTGAAGAAAAAGAAACCACTGATGGAGAGGTGCAAGTTTCATTATCTCCTTGGATTTTGTTGACATCTGAAAATCAAATCCCAGTTCCAACTGATTGGTTGGTCACCATGGTAGACCCTGTGCAATCAATTAAAGAAATGTATGTGGAAAGAGTTGGGGAAGAGGAAGATGATTAAGTGTTTAGTTCTTCAAAACGGATTAATTCTTATTGCAAAAATTGAAGAAATTCAAGTTGAAATTGGAGAACCAAATTGCAAACTTTCGGAAGTTGCACTGGTCAACTCCGATGATACTGTAAGTCCTTGGTTGACATGCACAGAGCAAAAAGATCTGCTGTTTAGATCAGAGGATATTTTGACAATTGTTGACCCCACAAACTTGATTATTAAATCATACATGGAAGTCATTGCATGAGGGTTTTAAGTATTGATTTGGATTACATTATGGGTCCAGTCATTGAACTTTATAATGGTTTGATGTTTAATGATAATCCAACAATAAGGTGGGAACAATTTTTTAACAGAACTGATTTTAATGAGAGTCATTTTCGCATTGATCAATCAAATTTATTATTTTGTTACAATACTTTTTTAAAGGCACTTCGCAATTGTGATAGTGTCTCTTTTGGTTATGAGCATGATTCTATTTTATTCAGTATTGCTGATTATGAGAATATTGATTTGATCAATATAGATCACCATGACGATGTTTTTGGTGGAGACTATATTAGAGAAATGCCAGATGAACATGCATACCAAGCAGAGTTCCATGAAATCATGGAACACAATAGGGTTCATGAAGGAAACTGGGGTGCCTGGTTGGGTGGACATGATAAATTAAATTCATTTACTTGGATTGGAAATAAGAACAGTGTAAATAAAATACGTAATAAATTTAATGCAGAAGTAGTTCCTAACTATAAAAATGTAGAGAAAGAAGACTATAAGTTCGATAATTATAATTTTGACCACATCTTTGTGTGTATGTCGCCGCAGTACATACCCCCAAATCACTGGCATTATTTTGCGATGTTCATCAGTGCATTTGAGGAATTTGCTGGAAAGGATGCTATAATATACACGGAAAAGTTTGAGACCAACGTTCGCCACCAAAGGATTCATAATGAGATTTTACACCAATGTTCAAATGGTCGGGGATCACTTTCTGGTCAGGGGGTATGAGAACGGAAGACATTTTGCTACAAGAGAAAAGTTTTATCCAACTCTTTTCGTTCCTTCTAAAAAGAAAACAAAATACAAAACTCTTGAGGGGGAGCACGTTGAATCTATAGAACCAGGTACAGTCCGCGATTGTAGAGACTTTATCAAAAAGTATGATGGAGTAGAGAACTTTAAAATTTACGGAAATGATCGATATATCTATCAGTATATTTCTGAAATGTATCCTGAAGAGGAGATTAAGTTTGACACCAGTAAAGTTAAAATATCCACTATTGATATTGAGGTCAAATCTGAAAATGGATTTCCTGATGTAGAATCTGCAGCAGAAGAAGTTCTACTCATCACAGTGCAGGATTATACAACTAAACAGATTCGCACATGGGGTCAGGGTCCTTTTAATAATAAGCAAGAGAATGTTATCTATAAAGGATTTAGAACTGAATATGAACTTCTGAATGACTTCATCAACTGGTGGATGATTGAGGATAATACACCAGAAGTGGTGACTGGTTGGAATAGTGAACTATATGACATGCCATATCTGGTTCGTCGTATTGAAAGAATTCTTGGTGAAAAGTTGATGAAACGCATGTCACCTTGGGGTCTTGTCACTGAACGTGAGACATTTATTGCTGGTCGTAAACATATTTCTTATGATGTTGGTGGAGTCACACAACTTGATTACCTAAATCTTTATAAGAAGTTTACTTATAAGGCACAAGAATCCTATCGTCTGGATTATATTGCCAGTGTAGAACTAGGACAGAAAAAACTTGATCACAGTGAGTTTGACACCTTTAAAGATTTCTATACTAATGGATGGCAGAAGTTTGTAGAATACAACATCATTGACGTGGAACTTGTTGACCGTATGGAAGACAAGATGAAATTGATTGAACTTGCGATTACTATGGCATACGATGCCAAGGTAAACTATAATGATGTATTCTTTCAAGTTCGTATGTGGGATGCGATCATCTACAACTATCTCAAAAAACGAGATATTGTGATCCCACCGAAAGAACGTTCAGACAAAGATTCCAAATACGCAGGTGCTTATGTCAAGGAACCGATTCCGGGAAAGTATGATTGGGTTGTGTCTTTTGACCTTAATTCTCTCTACCCTCATCTTATTATGCAATACAACATCTCGCCAGAGACCTTACAAGATACTCGACACCCTTCAGTTACGGTCGATAAAATCCTCAACGAGGAACTGACATTTGAGATGTATAAGGACAATGCGGTATGTGCCAATGGTGCTATGTACCGGAAGGATGTGCGTGGGTTCTTACCAGAACTGATGGAGAAAATCTATAAGGACCGAACCATCTACAAAAAGAAGATGCTTAAGGCAAAGCAAGATTATGAAAAAACTCCAACTAAGGCACTGGAGAAAGAGATTGCGCGATGCAATAACATTCAGATGGCTCGTAAGATTCAACTCAACTCTGCATATGGTGCTATTGGTAATCAGTATTTTAGGTACTATAAACTGGCCAATGCGGAGGCGATTACGCTTTCTGGGCAAGTCTCTATCCGTTGGATTGAGAATAAGATGAACGGATTTCTAAATAAGATTTTGCAAACCGAGGAAGTGGATTATGTTATCGCATCTGACACTGACTCAATCTATCTTAATATGGGACCTCTTGTTGATAAATTTCTTAGTAATAAGTCTGACGATAAAACAAAAGTTGTTCAGTTACTTGATAAGATCTGTGAAGACAAGTTGGAACCATTCATCGAACAATCTTATCAGGAACTTGCGAACTATGTTCAGGCGTATGAGCAAAAAATGATTATGAAAC